CAATCAAGTCAAGCAACGATTCCTTGTCAATAGCGCCAGCCTTCAACAAGTTGAATGCCATAGTTCTCAAGTCTTCCATGAAGATGGGAGAGTTGGAGTGAGCGTCAACTTTCACCACAAAATCGTGAGTGAACTGCTCGGCAATGAACGGAACGCCATTGATGTCTGTGTAATGTGTCGGGTCATACGCTTGCATGCACTTGAGGTAAAGAGTCGCCAGTTTCTCAAGCGAATCTTCGATAACTAGCGCACGTTTCTTGGCGCGGCTAGAACCCAAGCGAGCAAGCTGGGATGCGTGACCCGACGAGCGCACACCGCTTTCCCCTCGGCCTTGGAGTACGCTAACAATGCCAGATGCTTCTTCAAACATCGCATCAATCTCTTGAATCTCTCGGAAGAGGTCAGGAGGAATCTGAGGAGCGAGCTTCTCAACCTTGGCGTTTGGCATGTCAGTCGCAAGCAAGCCACCAGCTCGGTTAAGAGCAAAGTTCTTCTCGTCTAGAATGCCAGTAAAACCAATGAGTGCTGTCGGAGGAGAAACCTGCTTAGAGAGCAAGTCCAGAATGTCAGCCATGCGCCGGTTACGCAACTGCTGCAAGTAGATCAGACGCTGAACTTCTGACATGCCCCAGAAGTAGTCGTACAAGGGGTTGGGAGCAACCTGGATAAACGGGTGCTCGCCCTTGAGGAACATAGACTCGTTGGGGCGGTCATAGATGATTACATCTGGATCGGCCTTTGTAACTACTTGGTAGTCATTGATTTCGTCGTCCCAAACATAAAGCTCGGTCATCTCAACCGTGTCTTCCGCAACCTGGGCCTTGTAGCGGTTCATGCCAGCAAGGTCTAGGTTCACGTTACCGTACAGGTTCGGATTGGATTGATTGAGAATGATTCGCTCAATGCCGTTCGCAATCTCAGTACGCTCGTGCTGCATAGACGACACGCGAGCAACAATTTCTTCACGACGAGGATGGCTGTACAACTGAGAGTACAACTCTGACTTCGTGATGTAGTACGTTTGGATGAATGCTTCTTGGTTGTCTAGGCCAGGGATGTCTTCACGCAGTACGCCAAGACACGCTGGCTCGACGTAATGAGGATGAGGCGTCTTGCCTTTCATCACGAGCTTGATGAAGCCAGAGTTGTAGCAAAGCGCCCAAGTGGTAGCGAGCGCAAACTTTTGGTCTGCGTTGGTGTCTAGCCACTTGTCGTTTAGGGCACGAGTCAGAACCGGAATCTTGGTGTGCTCAGATTCTTTGACGCTCGCCCCGATGTTGATTGAGAAGCGGGTCGTCTCAGCCGAGTACAAGAACGATGTGAGCTGGTCGATGTGCGGATAGATTTTGTTGTACAGAGCCGGAGCTTCATCCGGCCCGTTTCCAAACATGAACCAGCTACGCAGAGATGCGTAATCCGCTTTACGCTCTTCACGAGAAACAAGACACTTCTGGATGAGGTCAAGATAGAACTCTTCTCGATCTAGTGCGTTGGTTGGGATTCTCATGAGGTTTTAACCTGAAGGTTCTCGTGGTCATTCATGATAACGCCAGCCCTTGGACCCGTCAAATTGCCTGCGGCTTTAGGGTTTATACCTACTGGCTCATCGGCAATGGGTTTGTACTTGCCGCCCATGACTGATTTCATGTTGATAGCCCCTGCGCCGCCCCACATAACTTGGTCGCCAGGGCGCGGTCCTTGGGGCTGAGTGGCCTGCATAGCCTCTGTAGCCTGGGCAAATTGCTTGTCAGAGAGCTTATTTTTGCGTTTCATGTACCCAGTTTGGTGTTCACCCTCTCTGGTGGACTTAATGTCGGTCATATCGTATTCGATAGCCAATTGCTTCAAATTTCGGTCTGTAGACTTGGTTTTGTCCGATTTGAAGCTCGGAGCCTTCTTAAACAGGACATAAACGTCCGTTTCGCACCCTTTCATGGGGCATTTTGCCTCTCTGGACTCAAATTCTCCGTGCTTTGGACAGCAGTAGTCTTTCAAAACAGCCATGTTGTTACCCTCTCATTTGCTCGTCAAGCGATGGATTGCTGTAATCGTGCCGGTTGACGAGGCCGACACGCAGCTTAAAGCCTTCGTTAGTCATCACTAACTTCGTTGATTTAAAGATTGGGGGCTGGTCAACCCGACGATACTCCACCCATTTCTTGTTGCCAAGTCTCATTACTCGGACTTTGCCCTCTTTCCAGTCGCTGTAAGCCTTGTTAATCCGGCGCTGGAAGAACTCGGATAGGGGTTCTTTCTCGCGCATGAAGACATCAAGCAGCATGCTCTTGGATACTCCGGCAAGCTCGGCAAAGAGAGCGATGGAAATGCCCCGGTCTTTGTCAAGCAAGAACCGTTTGATCTGCCGCTTAAGTTCCAGCTTCGACAGTTTTGGGGAGTCGGTGGTACTGTAGTTCATAACCTTTGCTTTCAAGGAAAGACAAGAACTCACGCTCTCGATGTTGTTCCTCAATCTCTAGGTTTTTGATGATGATGAGAATCTTGTTGGTGTCAATTATTCGTCTGCTCTGTCCATGAATTCCAAGAATCTTGTTTAGGTCTAGGTCATCATGAAAGCCAGGAGCGAAATACTCAACAGCAAAGTTCTTAGCCACCTCTAGCGGGGCGTACTTCATGCCGACAGCTTGCAGGTTGTTGCGTAAGAAGCTGGTCAGTTGGACATCTTCGTTGCAGAACGGCTGAACACTGAACGTGCTGTGCATGATGCCGTGCTTGCATGGAGCTTCTAGGAACCTTTTGCTTCTAAACGAGAATCCACCGTTCTGAATGACGTACATCGGTTCGTCAATCTTCGTCCATGACCAATTGTAATGAAACAGGTCTTTGGTCAAGGCGCAATGAGTGGGCGCACCAATGTAGTCATAGTTGTAGTACTCAGGCAAAAAGTTCTTGCCGTCTATCACCCAGCCATCATCCTGAACTATCAAGACGTAATCAGTCTCGATGAAGTTGTGAAGCGAGTACATCACAAACCATGAGTACTGGTGGTAGTCCAGAAAGAATATTGGACAGTGGTCTATGTTCTCAGGAAGGTCAGCAGGACGTTCCAAAGACAAGAGCAACCCACGGCTTCCAGGCAACTCCTGCATAGACTTCTGTATGGAAGGAATAGCACTAGCGCCATTGTTGTGGCCGTACACAGCAACGACTGTCAGGTTCTTATGATCCATATAGACCAATCCTTTTCAGGTAGCTGCTGACAGTGTTCTGGGTTGCAATCTGCTCAGGCGTAAAGTTCTCCTGCGCCTCAGACACCTCTCGCGTAATCTTGGCGGCTATCAGGCGGGGTTGAATCTGCTCGGCATAGGCCACAGCAGCCAGGGCTGCGGCAATCACCCTGTCGTCTTTGCCACGACCCGGAGCACCGAGGAAGCCGTTATCCCGCACGATGCCCTTCATCTCTTCGAGCAAGTCCATGCTAAAGACTTTCATCATCTCACGCTCAAAGTAATCCTTCATGTAGTTGAGCATGCGCTCCTTAGTGGAGCTGGTCGTCAGGTAGCCAATGGAGTTAGACAACCCGCCTAACGTGTCGTTACGTCGCCAGATGTAGTTCTGCATAGAACCTAAGACATCCATCAAGCCGTACCCCACTGGCCCACCCATAGCACTCGCCATGCGCTTCAAGTTGCGTATCTCGTTGATGACTGCTTGACCAGGGCCGTTGACCTCAAGGTTCAGGGTTGAGTTCTTGTAGGCTCCGGCAAGGTGTGCGATGACCCAGGCGAACTGGTAGGTGTTGAGTTCAGAGGTTGCGAACTCTGCAACTTGGTCAAGGCCGTTAGCGTAGCATCGGAACACTTGAATACAAAATCTGTCGGCCCAGTCTGAACTACCGTAAGCTGGGTCAGCACCGATAACGTAGTAGGCTGTGTCAACGGGTTCTTCCCAAACTTTAAGTTGGGACAGTCGCTCAGTGGATGGGAGCACTTCGGTGTCTTGGAACACTTGACCGAAAGCGTAACGGTAGTTGGCATAGTCCCTCTTCTTCGCAATCTTTGCTGACTCCGTACACCGTGTGTGTGAGAAGAACGATGTCCCTGTCATCACAAACGCATAGTCCTCAGTGGGTGGAAACTCCTGATACATGAGCGTCTCATCCTTGATGACCTCATACATCTTCCAGCGCCACCAAGCCATCTGACGGGAGTTGATGTCAATCCCGTACATCTTTTTGATGTCCTTGACCCACTCCTTCTCCTCAGCCTTTAGCTTCCCATCCCAGTAGACCTTGTAAAGATTGCTGTCAGCGTCAACAGAGTAAAGCTCATTACGCCACCACCCACAGAAGATAG